GCTTCAGCGTCAGGAACACTTACTGTCGATCCTGCATTTCCTGCTGTACCTCAAGATGGTGATTCTTTTGAATTGCATAAGTATGAACCATCAAGGAAGTTTACTGCATTAGATGAAGCACGGTTACGTGCCTATCCCTATCTTGCACAATTAACATTCGATGAAACTCTTACAGGAGATGGATATACCAGTGAATTTGATATTCCATCTAATATTCGTAAAGGGCCAGTCTATGCTTTTATTGAAAACCCATTAGGGGTACATGACCAATGGAATTATTTATCTGATCCAGATTTCGACAGTACATCTAACTGGGCTGCGTCTAGTGTTACAGCTACTGTATTCAATCAAGACAGTTCTAATATCCTTATCCCAAAGACTAGTAATGTATGTACAAAATTAGTTGTAGCTGCTTCTACTGCTGGTACTTATTCTCAAGTAGTAGCAAATATGGCTAATAGTGTTACCGCAGCTAAAGTAGCTGGTCAAAAAATGACATTTGCAGCTTGGATATACAGTCGTGTTGCAAATAAAATTAGAATACAACTTATAGATGACAGTGGTACTACTAGCAGTGATTATCATGGTGGTGCTGGCTGGGAATTGATATCGTTAGATAAGAATATAGTAGGCAATAGCTCATCATTACTGACAGCTAGAATAGATATTGCTAACAATAGTACAACCTTTACTGGTTATATTGATAGAGGATGGTTATACTTAGGTGACAAAGGTAGGGTACATGATGTATACTCTACAGAGGCGAACGGACGTGTACGCCGGGACGATACAACCAAGAAAATTATATTTGATCTGGTTCCGCCACCACGCCGTCAAATCCGCCTTGTCGGCAGAGAGCCTCTTTCGGCTCTAGGCACAACACGGGCATCACAGGTTACAAACACTATGGAAGTGGATGAACCTGCTGCCCAATTGTTGTATGCCCATGCTGCACAGATAATATTTGAACGTGATGGTATATACGCAGACATCCCCCAAGAAATACGTACTCGTTTAGAAATCATGCAAGCTCGTGCAATGGACTACGAATTGAAATGGCCATATACAATGCCGAGTGGAGCTAAAATACAAGGGCCATTTACAGTATGACCCCTACAAATAGAGTACGTGAACGTAGTGGGTATGATATTTATCTGGAATATGATGATGTCAAGGTTGGTTTTAGATTAGCTAACGATTCCGAAACTGCGTCATTAATGTTTTTACGTGGACTACAACCAATGTTAGCGGAAGAACGACGTACTTCTGGAACATTTGATTACCAACAATTACCTGCTGAAGTAGATGTTCCGCTTGGGTTTGATAATTGGGCAGGTGGGTGTGGTACGGAGGAGTTGTCAACTCTTTCATCTACTAATGTTGGATATAACTATTCTCAATATATTGATGCTTCATATGGAGATCGACTATATGCTAGTCCAGCATTTACTCAACTATATAAAACTAAATCTAGTTCTACTGTTATTGATGCGGCCCCTACATTTATGGCAGAAAATTCACTAGGTACATATGTATGCGCTGGTAGATATCTATATAAGTACGACACAAGTAATGACCAATTTGATGAAGTAGATGATCTAGGTTCAGGTAATGCTTTTACTGGCCCTGTACGTGAGTTCAATGGCAAGTTATACGCACCCGCAGGAGATGATGTTGACTATCAAGTATCTTCTGATGGTGTTACCTGGGCTGCTTCAGCAGCTACAGATGATAATGCCGTGTTTTTTACAGCACGTGGCCGTACATCTACTACTCCCCAATTTTGGAAGATCGATAGCTCTGGTAATTTGAAGTCTGCTACTGCTCCAGACGGTAGTGGTAGCACTTGGTCTGCAGCTGTCCCGGTAGGACATACTTCTGAAACTGTAAATGGATTACTTACGGCTGATGACAAGGTATGGGTATTCAAAAAAGAAGGAATATTCTGGTATGACGGTACAACTAGTGTCAATGATTTTTGGACTGGTGGTCGTCAAATGCTACGCGACAGCAATGGCAAGAATCCGTTGTTATGGGTAGATGGTTTTATCTATGTACCGTATGGTGACCGGTTGATGCAAATAGATCCTTATGAAGAAACATTTAATATGCTGTACCCAACGGATGGTATGGCTGGAAATGTGGAACTGAATGGAACTATTACTGCAATTACGGGAGATGCAGACTGGATATATCTAGCTCAGAAAAATGCAGCTGGTAACACATACTTTATAAAAATAAATCCATATAAAACAGTACATACCTATAACTATCAAGCTAGTAATGACTGTAATGCAATGTTGGCTGTCGGAGCCGGTGCAATAGCAGATAATAATCCAGCTATTTTAGCCGGATATGGTGACACTATAGGCAGTTACATGAATCCACGTAGTGGGTTACGACCAGAAGATGATGAGTATTATCTTTACACTACCAATACCGGAACTATTATTGGCCCTAAGCTAAATGTTGGGGCAAAGCTATTCAAAAAGTTTCTAACTGCAGGCCGAGTACTAGGTAATAGTCTAAGTGCCGGAGTAGCTGCAACTCTCAAGTATGAAATAGATGAAGCATCAGCAGTAGATATTGTAACTGCAGATGGAGATGGTGAGTCATCCGCTGTTCTTACTACTGACATTGAATTTAACCAGATTAGATACAATCTCAGTACAACAACAGCTCTTGAAGGTACTAGCCCCATAATAAAAGCAATTGTATTGAATACCGTCCTTAACCCTCCACGTCGAAAGAAATGGTCATTTGCCGTAGATATTAATGGTGCAACCTTATTGTCTGGTGGAAATCCTGCAAGATTTAGAGGTAATTATTTAGAAACA